TTCTCCACTAAGTGCAATTATAGAAACTGATTGGAGTCCATCATCTCCAACTATGAACTGGAAATTTACAGATCCAGGACGTACAGTTACCTTTAAAAAAGGAGACCCCGTATTTTTCTTTGTTCCTGTACATAAAACAATGATTGAAGAGTTTTCAACAGAACACTTTAGCCTAACAGATTTTCCTGAAATAGAAAAACCTTTAAGAGATTTTGAGGCTTTTCGTGCAGATAAGACATTGAAAGGGGAAGAGGTTTTTGGTAAGCACTATATAAAGGGTATTTTACATGACGGCACTAAGCCCTCTTGGCCTCACCAACACGTTACAAAGACAAAGCTTCAAGTAGTAAGCCCTAATAAAAACGAGGAAGCCCTGACAAAGCACCCTCAGTCTTAGACAATAGCCCTAAACCATTAAACAAGAAGGTAGACAAATGCGTGGAGATCAGCGTGAAGGCAGGTTCAATGTCGCCTATGAGCGTGGGTCTAGCGTATCAGGAACTAGCGTTGAGCTGGTCCAAACTGTCGGTACCTTTGTAGACTGGTGGATCTTTGATTCAGTCAATACTGTTGTAGACCCTATCTATGATGTGGGGTCTTCAGTTATTGGCGGAGGACGTAAGTGGCTTACCCCATTTACTATTCCCGTAGTTAACGCTCACCTAGAGCAGGGCGCTACAGTACAGAGCGACCGTGGTTTCTATAACACAGATACGCTGACTGTAACTATTAACGCAGACGTTATTGAGAACCACATAAATTTTTATGGCGGAAATGCCGCTAATCGTCGTCAGCTTTCTACCGTAGAGATCAACCCAGATGCCTACCTACGTGATAGGATTGTCTTTAGAAATCAAGTGTTCTCACCAACACAGGTCTCTCCTAGAGGTATTATTAAAGAACGATACACCTTGTTACAGGTAACCTGTGAGCAAGTAAACGCAGAAGAACTTGTCAACGATTCACAGTTCTTGCACTACTCTCGTTACTCTGCATTTGACGAGACCACACTATAAAGGAACTATGATGGCAAAAGTAAAAGTTGCTGGTAAAGTACACGAAATTAAAAAGAACAGAAAGGGCGAAGTTATAGTAGACCACGCAGGGGATAATGACCCTAAGTGGGATAAAATTAACCTAACCAAAAAAGCTGGAGCAAAGACAGTCAAGGAAGGTATCAAAGCCACCAAAGACTGGCATAAGAAAAATCCCCATATTGGAAAGAAAGGCAAGAAATAATGTGCGTTAAATGTGGTTGCGGAAAGAAAAAAGGCGAGCCTGGCTACGGCAAGGGTAAGAAGTCGTCTTCAAAAGGCATGTCCCCAAAGCAGAAGAAGCTTGATATGGACAAAGACGGCAAGCTAGAAGGCTCAGACTTTGCTGCTCTACGAAAGAAAAAGAAGTAATGTGTGCTACATGCGGCTGTGGGCAAAGAGATAAGACTCACCCAAAGTACGGCAAAGGCCCTCATAAGGGTAAGATGATTAAGAAAGATGTAAAGAGAGCGCCAGCAAAGAAAACATCCATGAATAGAAAGACTGGCATGTAGTGGCTAAGTACACCGAGAAGTCAGACAAGAAGCAGGACGCTAAGGACACCAAGGGCATGACCCCTAAGCAGAAGGCGGCTTTTCATAAGGCTGACAAAAAGCATCGTAAGCCTAAGTCTCAAGAAGACGATGCCAAGATGGACAAGAAGATCATTAAGAAGATTAAAAAGAAGTAGCGATTTAACCCCCGCAAGGGGGTTTTTTCGTTTACTATTGCTATTAACGCCGGAGTAATCCGGAACCCTGCTTGTAACACCCTGCGTCTTCCTATGGAGGAATTATGATTAATTTAGCTAATCGGCTTGCTCGTGAAGAGACTGATGCCGATAAACAGGAGTTTGTTCGTGGCTTAGCCAGCCTTAATCAAAACGGTGGTAAGAAAATCGTTATTGGTTTTGCTGCAGGGTATTTGCTATCGAATTGGCTCCGTAACCGTGCCTAAAGTTAAATCATTTCTATACTCTGTTCTAGAGCAGGTTGCCAAGCCTCACACTAAAAAATACGAGACTGCAGACTTGCGTACCCATGCATTATCATATGGGTGGCCTCAAGAAGTTGTAAGTAGTATGACTTTTCATCCTAACGGCACCGTAAAATTTTCTCACCCCAAGCACAAAGAAGCCGCAATGACTTTAAATTACGGTACTCAAGACCAGCCTCCTTCACCAGCTATTACTACCTATATACTGGGGGTAATGTAATGCCATTTATTATTAATGAGGACGAAGCTCTTAAGACTTTGCTTCAAGGGATCACTGTTTCAGACGCAGGTAACTCTGCTCGTCCTGTAGGCGTTTACTATGGGCAGCCAGACAAGGATATCCGTCAGCAGGTATACCCATATATTACTCTAGACTTAGTAGGGATTCGTGAGGATACTGAGCGTGCCCACCGAGGTGTGGTAAACCTAACCTATACGCCTGAAGGCTATACACCTAATCTTAATGAAGATGACTCTATTAATCAACCAATTGACTTTCCTATCCCGGTAGATCTTATCTACCAAGTCTCAACCTGGTCCCGCCAGCCTCGTCATGATCGTCAGATTATGGCTAAGTTGTTTGCACCTGGTAGACTACCATTTAGATTTGGGCAACTACCCGTTCCTCAAGATGGCACAAACCGTCGTTTGGATATGTTGGGGTTCTCAAAAAGAGACACTACTGAAGGTGGCAAACGCCTCTTTAGCAATGTCTATAACATCCGTATAAGCGCAGAGTTGTTTACCCAACAACTCGTTGATGTATATCAAGTGCTGGATGTTAATACATCACTCGTATCTCAAACTATACCTTTTACCATAAATCAGTAAATAACTCGGCCCCACTAAGAAAACAACCTAACCGAAGGAGTAACCCCGAATGGCAAACTTTGCCCGTCCCGGAGTCTATATCCAAGAAGTAGCTCTGCAACAATCTGTTCAGCCTGCAAACACTGCAAACGCTGTCGGAGCATTTGCTGGAGCTCTTCCTAAAGGTCCTACAACTGCACCAGTACTAGTTAGTACTTGGACAGACTTTGTTAAGGCTTTTGGTGGATTAAACGACTCATACCCAACCACTTGGGCTGCCTATAACTTTTTTGCTAATGGCGGCCGCAACCTATACGTAAAGCGTGTTATTGGTGCAAGTTCAGCAACAGGTTCAGTCGTAATTAACGATGGTCCTGGAACTACCACTAACGTTACCGCAACCGTTACAGCAGCTTCTGCTACAGATGGAACTATCACATACACTGCTACTAACACGTTTGCTGTTGGACAAACTGTATCTATTACAGGTCTTTCAACATCAGCTTTTAACCTAACAAGCGTAACTATTGCAACCCGTTCAAGCTCACAGTTTACTGTTACAAGTGCTGCTACTGGTACTGCTGTTACAGGTGCTTCTGGAGTAGCAACAGTTGCAGTAACTACTGCTCCAAACGCAGTCTTTACAGTTAGTGCTGTTAACCCAGGAGAATGGTCTTCTGAGTACTCTGTAGTTATTAAAGCTGCTGGAACATCTAACCGCTTTGGTATTGAAGTCTATCAAACAAATATTGTTGGAGGATCAACTTCAACTAATCTGGTAGAATCTTATACTGATCTAAGCATGACATCTACAGATAGAAATTTTGTTCGCTCAGTTATTAACTCTAACCCTACATCTGTAATCACCATTGGATCTACAGGGTTTAATGCATCTAGGTTCCCAGGAGTAACTGTTGTTGGAGGAGGAACACTTGCTGGTGGAGCTGACGGAGTAGCTCCTGTTCGTACAGACTACTCAGCATCATGGTCAACATTTGATTCTGTAGTTAACCCGTTAGTTATGTACGCACCAGATGCGCCGTATGCTGCAACAGGTACGTTAACTGCACAGATTCATGGCGATGCAGTAGCCTATGCTGCCGGTCGTGCTGATGCGTTTGTTGTTGTTGATACTCCTTCTGGACTATCAGTTGCTGCAGCGCAAGAACAAATTACGGCTACTTCAGCTGTTTTTGCTGCAAACAATACAGGAAACATTGCTGCATCTTATTATCCATGGTACAACATTCCAGATCCAACTAAGAGCATTGGCGTAACTCGCCTACAGGCTCCAGGTGCTGGCGTAGTAGGTCAGTATCTTGCTACTGATGCAAGCCGTGGTCCAGCAAAAACTCCGGCAGGTTTACAGAATGTTATGGCTCTAGCCGTATCTACTGAGCACCTGTTTACTAACGCTGAGCTTGATGCTATTAATACAAGCGTAGATCCTATTAATGCTATCCGCCAGGTACCTGGTGCAGGTATTGTTATCATGGGTGGTCGTACTCTAGACAACACGCCAAATAATCGCTATATTAATCTTCGACGTTCTTTAATTTACATTAAGAAGTCTATGGAAGATCTAACCTCATTTGCTGTTTTTGAGAACAATGAT